AGATGGGGCTCTCCGCCGAGGAGGCGAACCAGCGCGCGCAGATGGACGCGGCGACGCGCAACCAAGCTGCCGCGCAGGAGGCGCAGCGTCTTGGGCTCACCGCCGGGCAGTTCAACGTCGAGCAGCAGATGCGCGCGGGGCTCGCCAACCAGCAGGCCGTGCAGGACTATATGCGGATGGGGCTCTCGGCAGAGCAGGCCAACCAGCAGGCCGCACTCGACGCCGCCGGGCGCAACCAGCAGGCCGCGCTCGAGGCGCAGCGGATGGGCAGCTCCGCGCAGCAGTTCAACGTGCAACAGCAGCAGGCGGCGGCACTCGCCAACCAGCAGGCCGTGCAGCAGTACATGCAGATGGGTCTGTCTGCCGAGCAGGCGAATCAGGCCGCCACGCTTGATGCGCAGCGGATGGGCTCGACCGCGCAGCAGTTCAATGTGCAGACTGGCATGGAGGCAGCGCGCGCTAACCAGGCCGCCGGCTTGCAGGGCGCGCAGTTCCAGCTCGGCGCCGGGCGGCAGCTTGCCGACCTCGGCCAGACGGCGCTCGCGAACCGGTACGAGTCGGGGCGGGCGATGATGGGCCTCGGCACGCAGCAGCAGAACCTCTACCAGCAGTTCCTCAACGCGCAGCGCGAGGAGGACCTCCGCCGGCAGGAGTTCCCGCTGCGGCAGCTTGCGATCCGGCAGGGCGCGGTGTCGGCGTCGCCGTACAACGTGACCCAGACCGGGACCGTGACGGGTCGCCAGTCGCCATTTGATATTGGTATGCGATTTGCTTCTATGATCCCGATGGGCGGAGCGCCCACTCCGGGCTCCGACGAGCGCATGAAGCGCAACATCGGCGGCATCAAGAACCCGCTCGACAAGGTGCGCCGCCTCAAGGGCATCGAGTTTGAGTGGGAGGACGGCTACGGCGAGAACGAGGGCGAGGACAGGGGCGGCGAGGAGGACATGGGCATGTCGGCCCAGTCCGTCGAGCGCGCCATTCCCGAGGCCGTCTCCCGGCGCGAGTCGGACAACATGCGCCAGTATGATCTGCCGCAGGTGGTCGGACTGCTCACCGAGGCCGTGAAAGAATTGGACAAGAAGGTCGGCGGCAAGCGCCGCGGGAGGGCGTGAGGTGGACTTTTTCAAGAAGCTGACGGACCGCGCGGCGCAGCGCAGGATCGACGCCGACGAGGAGATGCTCAAGCGCTACGGCACGCAGTACGCCGAGGGCGGCGGGATGCAGCGCGGGCTGATGCGCCTAGCGGCGCAGGGCGGCGATGATGAGATGGACCTCTCGAGCACGCTCTCGGCCAGGGTGGGCCAGCCCACCGGCGGCGACCCGCTCGAGATGTACCGCAAGATGTACCGCACCTATGGCGGCCGCAAGACGCGCGGCCTGCTCTTTGATTGAGGACCACGAACATGGCAGAGAAAACAAAAAAGCCCGGATTTTTTAGCCGTTACGTCGGCGGCTTGCTGGGCGAGGATGTGGAGTCCATGACCCCCGAGGAGCGCCGCCGGGCGAACCTGTCCGTGCTCGGCATCATCGCCCGCGGCATGGGCTCGCCCGAGGCGGGCAGCGAGGCGCTCGCGCTTACCCGCGCCAGCCGCGCCGCAGAGCGTAAGGCCGCAGACGACGCGCGCCGCACCGCGGCGGCAGAGGCCAGGATGCCAGACATTACATCCCGCATATTCGGTGGCCTCACCGGCACGACAATCGAGGCGCTTCCGGGTGCCGGCGGCGAGGCGGCCCCGCTTGCCGCGCGCCGAGTGCCGACCTCGGCAGGGGCGCGCCAGGCGCTTGGGATGCTCTACGGCACCCCGGCTGGCCGAGACGTGGCCCAGATGTCGCCCGGCCTTGCCGAGTTTGCCAAGGAGGGCGCCCTCGGGCGCACGGTTGGCGGGTCTGTCTACGATCCCCTGACGGGCAGGTTTACGAGGCCGCCCGAGGCGCAGGTCCAGACGCTGACCCCGCAGGAGGTGGCACGCCTTGGCCTGCCGCGCGGGACGCTGGTGCAGCGCGATCCAGGCGGCGAGCTCAAGATCCTGCGCGAGCCGCCGCGGATGGGGGCGGGTGGTGGTGCGCCGGGGGCGGAGGGAGGCGGTGGCGCAGGCGTGCCCGGCGCTCCCCCTGCTGTAAAATTGAGCGCGGATGAGCGAAAGGCTATCAGAGAAATGCGCGGCGTCATCCAGGCATCTTCGGACAGCATTTCTGGACTCGAGCTCGCCCTAGAGTTGAGTCCGCAGGCTTACGAAGGTGTTGGGGCCGCCGCAAGAGCAGCGGCAAGTTCCGCGCTTCCCGGTTCGCAGGCCGACGCAGAGGCCACCATCGAGTTCGACCTCATCCTCAAACAGCAGGTGCTCCCGCAGCTCAAAACTACCTTCGGCGCGGCGCCGACCGAAGGCGAGCGAAAAATCCTGCTTGAGTTGCAGGGTTCGGCGTCGCTCCCGCGTCCCGTTCGAGAGCGTCTCTTGAGGCGCGCCATCGACATGGCGCGCGCCAAGATGGCCGCTAATGAGGAAGATGTGAACGCCATGCTGAGCGGCACTTACTACTTGCCTCCCTCAACCCCGGCGGCGGCCACCCCGGCCGCCGCGCCACCCGTCTCTGCCCCGCAGGCGGATTTTGTGTTCCAGAACGGGCGCCTCGTGCCCGTCAAGAAGTAAGGAAAAAGCCATGCCTACCGTATACGTCGAAGGCCTCGGGAACATCTCTTTCCCAGACTCCATGTCGCCACAGCAGATTGAAGAAGAAATCAATCGCTATGTGTCCGACGAAAACTTTTGGGTTGGGCAAAACAAAAAGCCACCAGCGGCTCCTGCTGCCCCAGAAATGGGCGGCCTTGAGGCCTTTGGCCGCGGCGCGCTCCAGTCCGTAAAGGACATCGGCTACGGCTTGCAGCAGGTTGGCGCGGAGGCCGGCAGCGCCGTCGGGCTCGTAGAGCCCTCGACCGTGCAGCGGCTGCGCCAAGAGGAAGAGCGTCGGCGCGCCGAGAACGCGCCGTTTATGGAAAGCGGAGCCGGAAAGGCTGGCTACATCGCCGGCTCCATCGGATCGCTTCTGGTGCCAGGCGCGGCGCTCGCGCGTGTTCCCGGCATGGTCGGCACAGGCGCGCGCGCGCTTACCGCTCCGACGACCTTCCGAGCCGCTGCCACAGGCGGCGGACTGCTGGGTGCTGCGCAGCCGGTGGCCGAGGAGGAAAGCCGGGCCGCGGGCGCAATCATGGGCGCCCTGGGCGGCACCGTTGGACAGGCCGTCGGGCGCGGCATCTCGCGCATCGCGCAGCCCGTGACCAGCACCACCACGCCGCAGGTCACGCGCGCCGCGCAGCGATTGGAGCAGGCCGGCGTGCCGGTGGACATCGCCGGGCGCATGGGCTCCGAGAACCTGCGCGCCGTTCGACGCTTCTTCACCGACAACCCCATCTCGGCCAGCGTGATGAAGAAGGGCGCCGAGAAGACCCAGAGCGCCTTCAACACGGCCGCCCTGCGACTCATCGGCGAGCAGGGCGAGGCGGCGCTGCCCGAGGTGTTGGCGCGCGCCGACGATCGGATCGGCGCCGTCATGGACGGCATCGCCAAGAACAACCGCATCAAGGTCGACGACCGGATGGTGTCGGAGCTTGCGGCGCTCGAGGAGGCCGCGAGCATGACGCTTGAGCCCGCGCAAATCGTGCCGCTGCGCAACCAGCTCAACAACATCCTCTCCAAAGTGGGCGACGACGACCGAATCTCTGGCGATGCCTACCAGCGCATCCGCACCATCGCCGCCGACATGGGCCGCAACCCCGCGCTCGCCGGCGTGTCGCGGCAGCTCCGCGAGACCATCGACTCCGCCCTCGAGCGCAGCGCCGGCCCGGACGCCGCCGCCGCCATCAAGCAGGCCCGCAAGCAGTACCGGAACCTTAAGCTCTTGGAGCCGGCGGTGGAGGCAAAATCGACCGGCAACATCTCGCCGGCGGCGCTCGCCTCCTCCACAGGCACCGCGCGGCAGCGCGGCGCGGCGCTCTACGGTCGCGGCGACGCAGACATGGCGCGCCTCGCGCGTGATATGAGGACGATGGCCGAGACCCTCCCGCAGTCCGGCACCGCCCCGCGCGCGGCGATACAAACCATGGGCACCGCTGCTTTGGCGGCTCCCGGCATCGTGCACGGAATAGCCAGCGGCGAAAACGAAAGATCGACAGAGGAAATGATGCAGACCGCTGCCCTGTTTGGGTTAGGGGCCCTCGGCGCAAGGAGAGGAGCCCGCCTCTACCAGAGCCCGGCTATCCAACAGTACCTGATGCGTGGTATACAGTCGCCGCTCGCCAGGCGTGCAATGATGTCGCGTGGCACCCGAGGGATCGCAACCTATGCCCCAGCAGCAGGCCTCCTCTCGTCGGAAGACTGACCGCCACGCCCGGCTGCAGATCCCGCGTCGGTTCCAGCTGCACGGCCACGAGGTCACGGTGCGGATCATCCCGCGCACCCGGTGGCCTCACTCGATGGACACGGTTGGGATGTACGACCCGACCCGTCACCGCATCGACCTGCGCGGCGATCTGGGCGACACCGAGCTCCAGCAGGCCTTCTGCCACGAGTGGACGCACGCCCTGCTGTGCGAAATGAACCACCCGCTAAACGACGACGAGGTATTCGTGGACAACTTGGCGAGCCTACTGCACCAGTCGCTGACCACTTTCGACTGCAACCCAAGGTGATCTGTGCCGAAATATGTGGATGACGAACAGATCATCGAGGCTTGGAAGCGCTTTGGAAGTGCGCGTAAGGTCGCTGACGCGCTAAAGATAGACATCCGGCAGGTGTACTTCCGACGGCGCACCATCGAGAAGAAGCACGGCATCGCCATGCCATCGTCCAGCAGCCGCCCGACGAAGGGGCCGACGATTGACAAGGCCAAGGCGCTCGATGCGACTGCGGCTGCTCGAGCAGAGCAGTACGAGCGCGACATGACCGAGACGGTCAGGAACGGTACCGTCATCGTGGCGAGTGACTGCCACTACTGGCCGGGTATGGTCAGTCCGGCTCACGAAGCCATGTTGCGAGCAATCAAGGCGCTCAAGCCGGACATCGTGTGCTTGAACGGCGACATCTTGGACGGCGCTCGCATCTCGAGACACGCCCGCATCATGTGGGAAAAACAGCCCACCTTGAAAGACGAACTCCACGCCGTGCAGGATAGGTGCGCCGAGATCGAGCGAGCCGCAGGCCGGGCGCGACTGGTGCGCACAATCGGCAACCATGATGCACGGTTCGAGAACTACTGGTCAGCGAACACGCCCGAAGCGGAGGGACTGCCGGGCTCGACGCTGCTCGACTACCTGCCCCGATGGCGGGCAGGGTGGGCGCTGCACGTCAACGCCGAAACCGAAGGCTGGACCGTCATCCGGCATCGCCCGCTCAACGGCGGCATCCATTCGGCGTACAACAGCGTCCTCAAGTCCGGCACCCACTATGTCCACGGCCACCTGCACAAGCTCGGTTGCACCGCATGGGCCGACTACCGCGGCAGGCGCTACGGCGTCGACACCGGGACGCTCGCCGAGATCAACGGGCCGCAGTTCAACTACACCGAGGCCGCGCCGCACAACTGGGCGAGCGGATTCGCGGTGCTCACCTTCCGCGACGGGCGGCTCTTGCAGCCCGAGCTCGCGGTCTTCGAGGCCGGTGCAGTCTACTTCCGGGGCGAGGCGGTCTAGCGCTCCCTCGGGTCCACGCCGGCGAGCATCGAGGAGTACCAGAGCATCTTCTTGGCGTCCTGCTCCACGGAATCCTTCAGCCCCAGTCGCCAGTTGTACTTCGCCACCTGGCCGCGCAGGTACCCGCGAAACTCCGTCGGCGAGAGCTGCGCCTCGATGGCGTCGATGCACTCGATCTCGCCGGCCCTGTAGTGGGCCGGGTTAATGGGGTCGCTCATGTCATCACCTCCACGAAAAGCGCGCAGAACAGCAGGATGCCGATCGCCGCGATGATCGCGTCGCGCAGCAGCCGAAAGAGGGCGTCGAAGTCAGGCGGTCGTTCCATCACCATCCTCCACTGCATCCTCGAGGCGCCCGAGGATCTCGTCAAACTCCTGATCGGAGAGCTGCGCCTTGCCGGCGAGCGTGCACCACGCAGGGTCCATGCGGCGCAGTGCGTCGCGGACTTCGGTCAGTAGTTCTAGGTGGCTCATATCGTCGTCTCCTTCTTCGGTCCAGAACACTCGCCCGCCCACATCCGGGCGCAGCGGCCATCCACCATGCAGTCGGGATAGCCGCAGCCGGCACGCTGCCCGCGCAGCCGCTCAAGCTCGGCGGCGTATTCGGCGCACCTCTCCATCAGCTCCTTGCACTTCGCCCGGTACTCTGATTCCGAGTGCGCGCGCGCGAGCCATTCCCTGTCCCAGTCGTCGAGTTCGATGGTCACTCTGAATCCTCCGCGCTATGCCAGTCGGTCTGCCGGCGCAGAAACTTCGGCCACTCCAGCGCAGTCGTGAAAGAGCGATCCTCGATAAGCAAATGGTTAGTCGGCTGCGCCGTGTACCGGCCGTTCTCGAGCTGCAGGAAGTAGAACTCCTTCGACTGCGCCGGCGAGGCGCTGAATGCGTCGCCGACCGGGGCCAAGGTGAAGAGGTACATCCCGCGGCGCTCCGACTTGTCCTGCAATCGCACGCGGCAGTTCATGCTCTGCAAGAACGGGTATTCGATGGTAGAGAACTGGTACCCGTAGCAGTCCCAGGTTGCGGCCTGCGCCGGCGTCCACGGCTCGTCGACATCATTGCTAGACGCGAGCTGGTGGAGCGGCACGTTGCGGTAGACCGCGCCGCACTCCAGCAAGACATGGCAGCCGAAGGCGCGCCCGGGGAAGCTCGTGAGCCCAAACCAGACCGCCCGCAGCCAGCCGTGGTCGCCGATCGCGTTTGGCTCGACCCAGACATACTGGTGCGTGGGCAGCGGGCCGGCGTGTGTGTGTAGCGTCATAGTAGGGTACCGGCTGTCTGGACGGGGCCGGGCTCCGAAGTGGTTATCGCCAGACTCGAGGGTGGATGATTACGCCGCGCGCTTCTTCAGCTTCTCGTTCAAGTCGTGCAGCGCCCGCAGGTGCAGGAACGCCGGCCAGGCGTCATCGTCCAGGCTAGGGTAGTAGTGGTGGCCGAAGTCACCGTTTTCCTTGCTGAACCGCAAAAGGTGATAACCGCCGTCGATCTCGTTCCCGGTGGTCTCCGTATAGGCCTTGGCATACGCCGCCAACTGACACAGCATCTCCGGCCACACGCTGTTCGAGGTCTTGAAGTCCCCGAGCACGAGCTTGCCGTCGAGGCGGCCGATGAAGTCCAGGGTGCCACCGTACCGGTGCGCCTCAGATATCACCTTGACCTCGCAGTCGATGATCTCGAGCTGCGTGCCCTTGCACCAGAACTCGAAGGCCGAGTACGCCGACGATGCGCGCGCGCGGAACGACACCGGGTCGGTGACGGTCTCGGCGGCGATGCTCTTCTCGAGCACCTCCATCGGAGACCCGCCCTTTACCCAGGCCTCGCACATGGCGTGCACGCACGTCCCGATGGCGAGGATGTCGTTCCCCTCGTACAGACCGCCCGGTGCGTCCTTGCCCTGCCCCTCCAGCAGCCCGTGCTCGCGGCCCTGCTTATACGCCCAGTTGATGAGCGCGCCCGGGTCCTTGATCTTGAGGACCGTGGTAACGCTCGGGATCTTCTTCCCGTCGCTTGCCTTATAGCCTTGTCGTGGCGTGGGCATGGTCAGAACGCCAGGTCGTCGTCGGCGAAGTCCGACGCCAGCGCCGCAGGCGCGGCGGCAGGCTTCGGGGGCGCCTTCGGCGCGTCCACGATGCGATTCTGGATCTTCTCCTGCATCCACCCCGGGAGCTTGTCGAAGAGTGCGCCGTTCGGCTCGTCGGTCGAGTACACCAGCGCCTCGCCCTCCATCACCGGAGCCGGGATCGCCTTCGGCAGCGGCATGATGCTGGTCAAGTTGGCGTAGGTACGGTCGCCCTTCACGCTGTGCGTGATGTTGATGAACGCCGGCTTGCCGCAGATCTTCGAGAGGTCGAACTTCTTGAGCTCCTCCGGCGTGAAGGCCCGGCCGCGCCACGAGGTCAGCAGCGCGTAGAGCGTGCTCTTCTCGTTGAGGCTCAGGCCCACCGTGCGGCTGATGACCGCCGGCAGGCTCTTCGTCTCGCCGT